ACAAAAGATGTGGATTTAAAACACATCACGCTACAATATTGCACTCACTCAAAAATTATAAACACAATTGTTACTATAACCCAGATTTAAGGCTTGTGATGAAAACTTTGATTGATGATTCTAAGTTATATGTGATGAGGCAAATACCAAAAGCCACAGATAAACAGCTACAACTGATTGAAGAAATACTAATGAACTAAAAAAAATTAATTCTGTTTATATATTATTAGTTTGATTAATCAAAGTTTTTCAAAAATATGAAAGTAGAAAATAGAGGTGGTGCTAGACAAGGTGCTGGTAGAAAGCCAAAGGCACAAGAGCAAAAGCTGATAGAACGCTTAGATAATATAATAGACAAAGACGAGGCAATAGGTAAGCTTGGGGAGTTGGTTGCTAAAGGCGATATGAGAGCTATACAAGCATACCTTAGTTATCGTTATGGTAAACCAAAAGAAAGCGTTGACATCAACTCTAGCGAAGGACTAAATATAAACTTCAAAGACTTAATAAAGTTCGTTGATTAAGATACACAAGAAATATAAACCTATTGGTGAAACTGATAGTAGATATTATATTGTAAGTGGTGGTAGAGGGAGTGGGAAGTCCTTTACTATAAATGCTATTTTAGTTATGCTTACCTATGAGGCTGGGCATACAATACTCTTTACAAGATACACTCTCACCTCTGCGTACATATCAATCATCCCAGAATTTATAGACAAGCTAGAACTTTTTAATTGTGTTACAGACTTCCACATAACTAAAGATGAGATACTAAATAAAAAGACAGGGAGTAAAATAATATTCAGAGGTATCAAGACTTCAAGTGGGGATCAGACTGCAAACCTTAAATCTCTGCAAGGTATTACAACTTGGGTTATAGATGAAGCAGAGGAACTTACAGACGAACAGAAGTTTGACACAATAGACTTATCAGTAAGACAGCAAGGCAAACAAAACAGGGTCATCCTTATACTCAATCCTACAACTAAAGAACACTTTATATATCGTAGATTCTTTGAAGATAGAGGGGTACAAGAAGGTAGCAATACTACAAAAGAAAACACAACCTACATACATACCACATACTTAGACAACAAAGAGAATCTATCTAAAAGCTATATAGATCAAATAGAGCAAATGAAGATCAGAAGACCAGAGAAGTATAAACAACAAATGCTAGGGAGTTGGATGTCTAAAGCAGAGGGTGTTATATTTAGCAATTGGTCTATAGGGGAGTTTCAAGAAAAGGGTGTGAGTGTTTGGGGTCAAGACTATGGTTTCGCAGCAGACCCTACTACACTTGTTGAGGTCAATATAGATAAACCAAACAAAAGAATATATCTCAAAGAGTGCTTTTATCTGCCAAGACTAACGACAAGTCAAATAGCTTTGCTGAACGAGAAGCATACAAAAGGGGGTTTGATTATTGGTGATAGTGCAGAGCCAAGACTAATAACTGAACTCAAAAGACATTGCAATATACAGCCTAGTATAAAAGGACAAGGGAGTGTAACTTATGGCATAAGCCTTTTACAAGACTATGACTTAATTGTAGATTCAGAATCAACAAATCTCATCAAAGAACTAAACAACTATCGCTGGTTAGAGCGTAAGTCCAACACTCCTGTAGATAAATACAATCACTTGATAGATGCTGTGAGATATGCTGTAGGCTATCAATTACAAAACCCTAGTAGGGGAAAGTATATTGTTCACTAATGTGTAAAACAAAAAAAATAAAAAAAAACTTGTTTATAATTTGTTTATAAGTAAAAAGTGTTATATATTTGTAGTGTACAAAAAATAGTACAACGTTCTTTAAAATATTAAATGCACTTGGCTAAATTAAAAAACCTAAAATTAAATACTCTTAGGATATTAGACCCAAGATTCAAGTATAAAGGTCTTGAATTAGATTATTAAAATCAGCGTGAGTACGTAAAAGCAGAGAAAACACCTTTATAACCCTTACAGAAATGTAGGGGTTTTTTTGTGCCTTGTTCTAAAATAATTTAAAAACGTTTATATATTAATATGAATTATAGAATCAAAATACCTACTAGCTTAAATGATGTTACTCTAAGTCAATACCAAGAGTTTAGTAAGCTAGAAAAAAAAATGAGTGATATTGGGGATTCGCAGATACAACTCAAAATTATTGAGATTTTTTGTGATGTGCCTAGTGTGATAGCAAGAGGAATGAAAGCGACTGATATTGCAGAGGTCTGCGAGGTCATTAACACAATGTTCAATGATGACTACCAATTGATAAATAGATTCAAACTAGATGGAATAGAATACGGATTCATACCAGAACTAGACGAGATGAGTTTCGGTGAATATATAGACTTAGATACCTTCATAGGGGACAATGACAATTTACATAGAGCTATGAATGTTTTATTCAGACCAATAGAAATAAAACAAGGATCAAGATATATTTTGAAACCCTACACACCAGACAGCTCGGACATTGCCAAAAGATTTCCTTTAGATGTAGTATTAGGATCGATTGTTTTTTTTTACAATTTAGGAAAGGACTTATCAATAGTTATGATGAACTCTTTAGAAAAGAAGAATCAAAAAGCGTTAGCTCAACATCTCATTTCCAAGCCAAATTCGGATGGTTCAATTCGCTCTATGCAATCTCTAATGGGGATATTACAAAATTTGAATATATCACTAAATTAAATGTACACCAATGTTTGAACTTTTTAGAATATACAAAAGAAAAAAACGAAATTGAATCTCGCATAATTAAAAATAAATTTAAATGAGCCAAATAGGAATAAGAGGGTTTTATCAACTAACTGAACAAATAAAGACACAGCTCTTAGCAGATGTGAACGTCAATACTGTAACCACAGGTGATATATTTGATATTGACCTCTCAAAGCAAAGTATATTTCCTTTATCGCATATTATAATAAACAATGTCATAACACAAGAAAACGTTTTAGTATTTAAT